AATCGGTAGTAGACCAATATTGGTCTTGTCCGCCCATAAGTCTAGCCATGCTTAAATCATCGCCATCGTCTCTTACTACGCGCTTTCTTTTGCATGACAAACCCTTGCCTACAAATTTGGATATTCTCGAATCCATATCCATCTCGGAGCGCAGTTTTTGGTATAGTCGAATAATATAATCCGATGATTGACCAATCGTGAGCGCTCTTTTTAGGTTGTCTCGACCAACAACGTATTTCCCATAAGTCCATTTCTCGCGTTTAGAGTTTGGCGCTCCGACTCTGCCAAATAAATATGAATTTTCATGGACACATTTTAGCATGGCTCTCATATCTGGCATGTGCATTACTGCATGCTTACCTTCAAATTTATCGTCTATAATTTTCGGTTCAAGTATTTCTTTATATAATTCGCTCATTATTTATACTCCTTTTTTAGTTCTCTAATTTTGACTTTGTCAAGTTCCTCTTTTGTCCATCCCGTAGTTATAATGTCGAGTAACTTGCTATTGCTTTTTCCTGCTAGCATCCATTTTTGACCGTCGAGAAAAAGCCTTGTGCTAATCGTACGTCTCACATGATTCTTGTTACATCTCTCTCGAAGGCTCCAAAGACAATCTGCCATATTTGTATAATTTCCTGCGAGCGCTCTCTCGATGTTTTTATCATAGTCCACATAAACCTTGACAGCTTGCAACCTATCTAGCGTAGCTAGGTCTAGTTGACCTCTTCCTGCAAAATTAAAATCGTTACCATCACCCCATGTATTACTCGCTACAGCTACATGAAAATCGTCATGCTTTCTAGCAAATGGATTTTCTTTATCGTTTGGAGTCGCTAAAACACCTTGATTATCTAGCACACTATTAAATACTAGACCTGCATTTGCATCGAAGCCGTCAAATTCGTCAAGGCATAGGAAACTACCGTCTCGAAATGCTCTTGATACCGAGCCATCAATAAATGTACCGTCAAATGTCATTCTACCCGTCATATGTGACTCTGTGACTCCTGCACTACCCTTGAGATATTCATAGTTCTTGTCGTCGGTAGAAAATCCCAATGCTTTAGCACATTGTTCAATCAGATGGGACTTACCAGTCCCACTTGGACCGCATAACCAAACTCTTTTAAAGAGTTTCAAGCATTCTAGCACAAATGGAAACTGCTTATGTTTAAGACCCGACACATTCTTTACTTCGACGTCTTCGATAAATACTTTTATAGGTCGCTGTAAAGAGTTTATTTTCTTGTCTACCTTGTCGGCTAGCTTTTCGGTCTCGCTACCAAAGGCTTTAATTAAATCGCCCTCTACTTTAGATACTCTGTCGTATATCCCATCTCCTAGCTTTTCTGCTACCTTGTCGGCTAGCATATCCTCTAAGCTACCTGTACCAGCCGAAGGCTGCGGCGTGCTAGCTCCTGGTGTGGGCGTCGGCGTTGGAGTCGGAGTTGGACTTGGTGTTGTTTTGGGTTGAGTTCCATTGACTAAAAAGTCAATCAGTTCGTTCTTGTGTACTGACTGCACCCAAGAAGATTTACGACCTTCTTGTTTGCATTTAGCTATCGCTAGCTTTTTGACTCTGCTGTGAGCCATTGATGATAGTTCGTTATACGAATAACTCATGGTTTTCCTTTTGCCGATTTCGGCGGTTGTTGGTTGTATTGTTTTATTATTTCTAGCATTTTCACTAACGTTTCAATGCTAGAAATAATATTAAAGGGCGACTCTCAGCATTTGCAGAGCAAGTCCTAAAATCACCCATAGCACGAGAATAAATCCGAATAAATCGGATTCTAGAAAATTGACTACGCGTTCTAATAGTTTCATGTTATTCTCCTTTTAAGGTTTCTAGCTTTTTCACTTACGTTTCAAAGCTAGAAAACCTTAGTTGTTGGTTGCTTTAATGCTCAATCGGATTACTAACCCATCTTAAAGATGGTCGGTTTGTACTCCAATCATCGAGGACAATTTCCTGCCCTTCGTCGTTAGAAATTCTCCATTTCAAACCGTCAAATGAAATCTCAGCAAATTCTAACTCAAAGCTATCAGCTTTGCATCCACCAAAAGACTCTATAAAGAGCCTATTTTCCATGTCGGTGTAATAATGTCCTTCATGGTAGTGGGCAATCCAATTCCTCTCGGCAATTTGGTTTAGTAAGTCGATACTAAGCCTTGATTTAACTTCGTTCCTAGTTACAAAGTCCTTTGAAAAGCCGACAAGGTTTCTTATTGGCTTGTAGTCAGGTTCATCTTCGTAATTAATTCTTACAGCAACCACTATGTCGTTAGTATAGTCGCAAGTTGTAATGCAGGGTGTTGAAAAGTCTTTCATTTTGGTGTTTACTCCAATTCGACGGCTATGGTTATTATTCTTGCTAGGGTGTTCTATGCCGTCATTATAGGACATGCTAGCATTTTTGGGTGTTTAGGGTGTAGTCATAAGACTACTCCCTACCTACTCCCTTGAGGGTATTTTTCCCTTGACTTATGGCGAGGCTATAGCGAGGCTATAGCGTAGCTATAGAACCCTAGCTAGGAATCGAACCTAGCTATCCCAAAGGGATAGACCCCTGTCTAGGGTTGGTTTTCGTTGTGTATCTCGTCGGTTACAGTCTACGCGTTGAGATGACTCCAACGCGTGTTACCGTCGGAACTTTCGTCGATGGTAAAGCCGTTAGACAGCGCGCTATTCATCGCGTAGTCTAGCGGGTTCGGCATGTCGGACTCTTCGCGACGTTCTAGTTCAGCTTCGAAGTCATAGACCGCGCCATTTATCGCACGGTCTCGTGCGTTCTGGACGAAGCTAGCTAGCTCTGGTTGGCGAAAGTGTTCCTCATACGCGAGAAGAGCTTGCTCTTCTTCGTGTGTAGGAATATCTACGCGTACTGTTCCTGCTTGGGTGTTTACGTCGTTACGGTTAACAACTTCGTTGTTAGGTGTGTATGGATGTATCATTTGGTTGTTCTCCTTCGCGAAGGGTGTCCTTCGCGTATTATATCATGCGCTAACATGATTCGTTAAAGCCTTCGACTTAGTGCCGTCGGCGATACCCAAATTTAACCATGAAAACTAGACAAAACCTAGCAAAACATCTATAACCGACGGTATATAGCGCTAAGCTAGCACAAAGCAAGGCAAACCAAGATAAGGACTGTGGACGCGTAGAGAGATAAGGAACGCGAAACGCGAACTCAACGAAAATCTCCAACGCGAAACGCATGTGAAGGGGGGTGTCTTTACGTAAAGCACAGTCCATCCATTTTTTGCACAGTTTTTAAGTATGCACACTTAATGAACACCAAATGAACACCTGTTCAAATCACGGTAAATCCTTTTATTATTAAACTTATATATTGTATAGCCCCCCTATAGCCAGGCTATAGCGACGCCATAGCCATAGGCTATGCGTTGGCTATTAGCCATTGATAGCCTTTCTTTGAAATAGAAATAGAATAAGAATATATTATATAAGTAACCTTAGGTAAAAAAAACTAAAAAAACCTTAGGTAAAATAAACCTTAGGTTAGGTAAACCTTAGGTTGCGAACTCAACCTTTTTGTTTTTGTTTACTGTAACATAATCGTTATATTTTTAGCGGGGTATAAAATTATTTTTTAACAAATTCAGGAGTTTTGAATGCCATACGAACAAAAGGATGATACATTTTCAATATTTAACAATGCTAACAAAGATAAAGAAAGCCAGCCCGATTTTACGGGGCAGGGAAAAATAGGTGGTAGAGAGGTTAAGGTTGCAGGCTGGAAGAAAGTGGGTCAATCAGGAGTTGAATACATTTCATTTAAAGTAGAAGATAAAAACAACGTACCATTTTAATTATGAGAAGACTAAAAACAGCAGCGTGGAAACGCAAAGAAGGCAAGAACCCTAAAGGTGGCTTAAACGCTAAAGGGCGTGCAAGTTACAAAGCCGAAACTGGCGGAACGTTAAAAGCGCCTGTTCCAAAAGGAACAAGTCCAAGGCGAGTATCGTTCGCTGCAAGATTTTCTGGAATGAAAGGACCTATGAAAGATTCAAAAGGAAGACCTACTAGAAAAGCTTTGGCTTTAAAAAAATGGGGATTTGGTTCTGTTGAGGCTGCGCGAAATTTTGCAAACAAGAATAAAAAATCATAAGGAGATTGTATATGCCTAAAGGTAAAGGAACATATGGAAAAAAGGTTGGTAGACCGCCAAAAAAAGGACCTGCTTATAAATCCTATGGGAAAAAAAAGAAAAAGTAATGGCTAAACCAGGATTATACGCAAATATCCATGCTAAGCGAAAAAGAATAAAAGCTGGCAGTGGTGAAAAAATGAGAAAAGTAGGTTCTAAGGGTGCGCCTTCAGAAAAAGATTTCATAGAATCTGCAAAAACTGCAAAAAAACCAAAAAGGTTACGCGCTAGAAAACTTAAAAAGTAATGCGAGTTGAATGCAGAGGTAAAAAATTTGACGTTTACACACCCAAAGAGGCTAAGAAACTTGGAATTGAGGTTACAAAAGATTGGCGCCAGTCTAAAGTTGGAGAATGGATACAAACTAAGGATAAAAAAATTATCCAAGTTACTGGCAGGCGCACAGAAAATCATGCCAACATTAAAAAACCGTATATTTTTATTCGTACTGGATATGGCGAGTGCGGTGTCCACAAAAAACATGTCTATGCTCAAGAACAACCTGATTACTACCGCGATAAATATTATTTTGGCAAAGATTTAGTTAAAAATGTACGCCCAACCGCAAAGCAAAGAACATTTGTAGATGCCTTATTTTTGCATGGCAAAACAGATAAGCTTGGTATGTGGGACG